CCAGCGATAAGCGCACCGCCAGCTTTGCCATAACGGAACTCCCGTCCGTCTTCGGTGATGCGTTTCGCACCTAAACACTCTTTCTTAGTCGTAGAGGTTTCATACAAGCCCTGCGCCCAAGCATTGATTTTGATAGGTTCAGTCATTTCTTTTCTCCTTTTAAAAAATATTAGCTCAGGTTGCTGTGTCCGGCCTGTGCCTTCCGGTTCGAGCAGACGATATTCCCATGAAATTTAATTTTCATGGACTTCGCAAATACATTGGCAGTAATCAAATCCGCCCACGGAGTTCTGGTGAAGAACCCATCTTTATGCACCGCCCATCCTATAAAGTTACTGTTCAACAGGAACAAGTAACCGGAAGGACAGTAGTCGTCAGCCGCAAGAATTTTCTGTTCGAAAACCAGGTTGGTAAACCCAGCTTTGGCTGTGTCGGTATCCGGTTGGAATCTTTGCTGAACCTGCAAGCGCCCGGCAATGATGTTGAACAGGGTTTCTGGCATAAGGCCAATATCAGGTTTGCCTTTCGGCCCATCGTAAATCTTTGCGGAAGAGGCCAGCGTCCGAATAACATCCAGCGAAATGCCTTCTGTTGTCGTGGTGTTCACTGATGCCCACGGAGTAGAACCGTCGGTGGAAACCAAATCGGTCGGAGTAATCTGACCGTAAGCGGTCGAAGTGGACCCGAAACACATGGAAAGCAGGCCGGAAATTTCTTTTGCACTATCCGTCGCAGCGTTATAAATCTGCTGCGCGATCTTCTTAGCAATGGTTTTTTGTGCATTGGAAACTTTCTGCACAATCAACTTTACTTTGCCATAAGAACCGGAGTTCGCCAGCTCATCGGTGTCAAATATTGTTGCATTCCCATAGGCGTGCTTCAAGGCGAACTTAGCCGCGTTAATGGTTGCTTTATCATCAGACGAAATCGTGCCTCCACGAGAATAGAAATCGCCTTCGCTCATATCATATTCAAGTGGAATCTTGACGTTAATGGTATCTACTTTCTCGTAGATACCAAATTTTTTGTTTAAAAATTTATCCATAAAGAAAGACGTGTCGAAATAAATATCGAACGCCTTTCCACCGTCTGTTTTGTAGTAGTCATCAGTGACAGATTGCACTTCCGTATAGGTAAGACTCATAGTAATATCCTCCACTTATCGTTAGTTGGCGGTCCTTAAACGGTCATCAAGCCGTTTCGCAAGGAGGTTATAAAGCCCACCTTGCGTTTTTACATCTTTTAGCTCTTTATCTTCGGTATCCGTGCCCGGCCCGGATGGGCCAGTTCCCAATACCCTCGCTTGTCTTTTGGCCAGCCAATTCTTGTTGACCTTTTCTTCGGTCTCCTTAATGGCTTTCGCTTTAGCTTCCTCGATGGCCCTTTGCATTCTTGTCTCGTAGGTCATGGCCTGATAAGCACTGAGGGGATTATTGCCGGGGTTTTCTTCGATGAATCTCACGATAGCCCCAGAATCCCACATGGATTTGAAGTCAGGATTTTTAGACTCAAATTCCTGATAAGTCTTCTCGATGCTTACCCTGTTTTTTTCCGCAGCCTGCTCCGCCTTTAGTGTCTCTTGAAGCTGGTGGATGGCTTCGGCTTTGACCTGTGCATACATATTCGCCGCAAAACCTTTTGGGTCTGTGGCCTGCCATTCCGCAATCTCTTCCGCCGTCAACGCAGTTATGTTTTTGTAATCAGGTATAACGGGCGACTTTTCCACCGGGGGTTGTCTTTTAAGCGCCTCTAACTCTCCCTCAAGCCTTGCTCTCGCAATCCGTTCCTGCTCGGCTATTTGTTTAGCCTGCTCACGTTCCTGTAACATCTGCTGCCAGCGTGGATGTTTGTCGAAACGGGTCTCGTCTCCATCACCGGTTGCGTCCTTCTTCGGTTCAGGAGTATTCTCTTTTCCCTCTTTTCCAGCGTCTTCGGTATCCTGTTTTATCGTCTCTTTTGACGCATCCAGTTCCGTAAATTCGCCATCACGGTCATGGATGATACCGATAGAATCCGGATCAAAGGCCGGTCTGTCATTCACTGTGGCCGACGATTCCACAATCTCTTCTGAGGTGTTTAGCGTCGTCATGTTTTCTGCCATTTTAAAATTTCCCTTTCCAGTTTAAGTGTTAATCTCAATCCTTTGTCTTTCTCGCAATCTTTCATAAAGTTTCCCGGCAATATGATCTATATCCATCGCAGGAGGTTCCCTGTATGTCGGTGGCGCGCCATGTTCAGTCCAGTCAACGGGACTGATTTTTTCTTCTTTCATCCATCGTTTGTAATTGTCCCTTGTCGGATGTTTTAAAAACTCCTGAACATGAGGAGCTTTATTCTCTTTATCCACTATTTCAAGAACACTGGCCATCCAAGCGGGTGATTCCGGGTTCATATATACCCCCGGCAATGAGATTATTTTTTTCGCCTTGCCACCGCATTTGCATTTGACGGTTTTCTGTTGGGCGTCAACAAAGTATTCTGTTATTTTATTGCATTTAGGGCATGAAAAATCGGAAAGAATCATTATCGGCTGTTCCTCTCTTTCTGATATTGTTCATACATTCCGCCTTTGGTTTTGTTGTATTGGCGAAACATGGAATAACAAATCGCCGCCGCCTGCTTGTTGTCTTTGGCGGTTCCTTCTTCCAGAACGACGGGAATACATCTTGATACAAAGTCTTTTTCTGTCTCGTTGGCGTCAGGTGTTGGCATTCACTCTTCTCCCTTGTTGTTAGATTTCATGCCTCGTTCTTGTTTAATCCGGTTGCCAAATTCTCGGTTTTCTCTTTCACCTTTCTTAATATCGGCAACAACTTTGGCACGGTCTATCTTCAACTGCTCGTTGTCATATTCCACGCCGGCCATTTGAACTTGCTGTTTAATTTGTTCGGTAATGGCTTTCTGTGCGGCCAATTCAGCTTCGGCGTCCAGCCGTCCGGCCTCGGCCATTTTTGCCTTAGTCTCCGCCTGTTTCAACATGATGTCGGTTTCTTCCTTCGGGTCTGGCGGTTCCTCGCCATCCTGGACAGCTTTAATCACTTCATCAAACATGGGTATCTGCCCGTCTCTAATGGCTCTCTTGAAGTCATTGTCTTTCATACCAATTAAAACATTCATGTATTCGGCAAACGGTTCAGGCATCCCCAGGGCACCCATTTTCTCGGTAAGTTGGCCGATAACGCCTTGTTTCATTCTCCTGACCACCGTAGAGCGTCCTGACCATTCTAAATGGTCAAGAAGTTCCTCTTGGTCTATTGCCCCCTTCTCAAACAAGGCCACAGCTTCTTCCCGAAGCTGAACCTTGGATACGGGCATTGTTGATCCGGTGACAACGGTTAGTTTAAACGGGATACGAAAATCCTGCCCGTTGACTTTTCTATAAGCGTCGTTGCCCTCTGGGTCTTTATAAGTAATCCATCTGTCTTCTGTGTAGAAGTTCTGCACCATAGACAAATACATTCGTCCTCGTTCCCTGATAAGACGGGAGTAAGAACGCACCTTCCCGCGCATCATAGTATTGACACGTTCTAAAAGTGCTGCGATTGCTTTGTAGGCCAATACCGCCCTGCCGGGTTCTCTGGCCATGTCCAAGTCAAACGAACCGGATACCAGAAAGAACATGTCTTTAAAGAGCGAAATAGCGTTCTGTAAATCTGCCGGAACTCTTGGGTAGTCAAGATAGTGAATCCCATTCCCCTCTTGTGCATTGACGGGATTCAGAATGCCCGGGAAGTTTGTAAGAGCATCGTTCGGAACACCGGAGGTTTTTGGATTGATAAGTTTTAACCGGCTGACCTTATCTTTAATAAGAACTAGCTGCGAAAGAGCCTTGTTAAATTCAATGTTCAAATCTTCCAGTTGCTCAATATCAGAATGCCCCCATCCGCTTGCCGTGTCCTTAATGGAGTTTGCGGCGGCAAAAGGAAATTTGTCCCAAAGATACGTCCGCATGGCCTGTTCTTCCGGCATAGATGGATTTATATTTGGATTAGTGGTATCCTCTAATACCAACTGCCCTGAATTACAAACCGTGACCCTTCTGATATAACCAGGATATTTTGGGCGGGTGACTTCGTTGACAACAACCGCAATATTCCCCATTTCATCAACATGTTGTTCTTCTGTTTTGTCTGTGACTGTCCGGTAGTCTCTTACCCAGGCCTCAACAAGCAATACCTCTTCGTCATCAGAAGTGTCCCTTGCACCCTTAAAGAAGTTGATGATATTGTATGCGGTTGAGGCATAGGTGGTTAAAATACCACCCTTCCCTGCCTCCTGCGTGTTTATTTCTTTTCGTTCGTCTCCAAGTTCCTTTAAAATATCTCCGTCTGACTTGATTTCACCGGCTTTGTCTGGCCATCTTCTTCTGGCCTCATTTAAAGAAATGGGATAATAATGAAGGACGGCAAGGCTTTTCTGTAAATAACGCGGGTTTGTCCAGTTCACTGGATAAACACCAAAATGAAATGGGTCAACTATAATGGTTTCAACCTCGCCGCCCTCCTCAAGATCAGGGTCAAAAACAACCTTTTCAACAGCTATTCCATAATCCTCTCCATTGTTGACTGATGAGTCAAATATGTCCTGCTGTTCCTGCTCATTCCACCAGTGTTCAGCGGTTCGCTGTAAATTCTCGTAAAGTTCCTGATCAATTTCTTCTGAATCGTTGATTTTCGCCACATTGAAAATTGGACTGTTATCCGTCAAAAGGTTGATGGTGTTCATTCTGTGTTTATGAATTAAGTTGGCCGTAATTAAAGGCACACCGGCCTTGGTCTTGTTGCGCCAATGTTTGCCCCGCTTCAGCTCATAATTCCGATTCCAGCGTTTGATTAAACCCAGCGTTTCTTTGTCGTCAATAATGGTCTTCAGAATAGAATACACCTTTAAGCCAACATCTTTGTCGCCTTCCGCCGGTAACACTTCGTAGGATATTTTCTCTTCAGCCATGTTGCTCCTTGTGCGTTCTCATGTGTGAACCAAAACCACCCTTGCCTTTACATACTTTTCCGCATACCTCGCATTTGTATTCAGGCAGTGTAAATTCTGCTTGCACATTGTCCGTTTTTACTTCGAAATCTTCCGGTACAGACGAAAGAATCACGTCAGTTTCGACAACTTTCGGTTCTATTTTGATATACCCCTCGTCAGTCAAAAATCCATCCCTTTCGGTAAAAGGCCTTTGGTTGCAGTATCCACACCGCATATCTTCCCATTCAGTGTCAGGAAGAAATGGAGGGTCATAGCCATGGAAAGAATCCGGTGTCTTGAACATCTTCCCAAACATAGGGACAGTCACACTACCCGGTTCGACCTGTGCGATAACCTCATTACAGATTTCACAAATTACTTTCATTCCCGATCCTTTATCACTTCGTCTGGTTTCTCAAGAGCTTCCTGATAAGGGTCATGCTCTGATAGTGGCATTTTCCCTACTTCAAACTGCTTTCCGGGTTGACCAACAGCATTTCTCCCAAGCCTAAAACCAAAATAGATAAATACCGCCGCAAATAAGGCGCCCATTAAAGCGTAAAGTTCACACCCTGTCATAAATCAACCCCATGTCTCTATGGCCATATCCCATAGCTTTCTCAAATGCGTCTGTCTCCGACGCAACATAATCCCCAAATTCCTCGTCAGGTTGCTTCTTGTCCAATGCGTCAATAATGATGGTGGAAAGAGGCTTTAGTTTAAATTCATCATACCTGGTAGGAAAGACGGCCATCTTTTCGTCGGTAATCCGAGCCAGACAGTCCATCATGTCGTCGTGCGCCCCGAAAGGGAAAGATTTATATTCCTGATCCACAAAAGCACTGACTAAATCCTGATTAACGCCCTCATAAGTTTTCTTCACAAAAACTTTCGGTAAGAATATCCGTCCAGACTCAAACAAAGGAACCAGTCTCCTGATCCGGTCGAACTTAGCTGTATTCCCTCCCAAAGCCTCAATGCCAAAGTAATAGCTGTCCTGCTCCATCTTATCCTTGAAATGCTCAATATCGGCTTGCATCCCGTATTTCTCGTAACCAACCCGAATAGGCTTCCACTGTTTATGAAGCTCAAACAACTTATCCGCACGCTCGGTAAGATTCAGGCGGTCACGCACCATATCCAGAATGTAGTAGTCGTCCTTTTCATCCACTCCCACGACAAACATAGCCGTGTAGTCCGACTTCTTTTTCTTGTCATTGGCGGGGTCAACAAGGAGATAAATGTTCATCCTCGAAGCATCAGCTTCTGTCCAATATCGAACCCACTTAGGGTCAAACCTCTGAACATCATCCATCAACGGGTCTAAAAATAACTGACAAGAAGCGGTAAAAGAACCCATCCGCTTAATCAAGTCGGCTAATTTCTGCCTGGTAACTAAAACAGGATTGCCAGAAAATGTCCCATCGTCCGTAGCGGTGTGAATACGGGGAATCGCGGCCTCGCGCTCGATAATTGTCTTATAGGTATCCGAGAAATGATATCGCGTTCCAACATATCTCGAAACACCCTTCTCGGATAAAAGATTTAAAGAAATCTCCCACGCCTTCGTGGTCTTGTTTATCATTTCAGGAGTAGAAACGGACTCCAACGTAACAACATCATCGTAAATCATTACATCGAAATGCCGTGAAGTCGGCTGACCATCCACAAGACCCCACGCTTCAATCGTCGACTCTTTTGGGTTGGAACTTCTCCTCACAATTAAACCGTCATCCTCCGCCCACTTTGGACTCTCCTGATCGGGACGGGCATACAAAATATCAGGAAACAACCACTTCAAAAACTCATTCCCCTCAAACTCCCTCTTGATCTGCCGCAAGAAACCCTTGGCGATTGGTCTTGTATGAGAGAATATCCCAAACGTCCAATCCGGGTGATTCAAAATGTCCTGTATGGTCTTGGCAGAAGTCTGGATTGAACTCTTGTAATGAAATCTTGCCCATAAATCTATATGATTATCAGGACTTAACTCAACCTCTCTGCAACAATCATAAATCCAGTCCCGATCAGCATCCAACCGCCCACACCCATAAACCAACAGGTAGAACAAATCTTCCTGACAGAGCTTACGCATCACAAGGCGCTTACTCTCCGCATCAGGGCAAGCCTCAATAGCTTTAACATAGGTCTTATGCGCTGTTACTCTGTCCATAAACTGACTTTCCAAAAAATTATGCGACAAGCTGGCGAGAGGTTTGATCTAGTGGGATTTCAATACCCCGTTTTTTCTCTGCCACGGGGGACAACTTTTCCCTGGGTTTCCAGGTTAATCCTCGCTCGCGCTCTACACCAAACTTAACCAGCCCCGTCAAGCTCCCCCATCCACTATCGCCCCTTATTTTACATCAATGTCTGATAACCCATATTATGTTAACACCGTTTTCCTGTATTTTCAATACCTTACATGGTGGAGTATATTTATCCTAGTATTATGTTAACTTGAAGTGGCTTCCTCCACGGCCTTACGCTCTACTTCCTCCACCTGCCGATTTTTCCACCGCATCATCCGCTCGATGATCTCCTGCGCTGCGATGGGGATGACG